TATCTAACAGTTATAAAACCTGTACCAGCACCTGTGTTAGTGTTAGTTACAAGAATTCTTCTATCAGTTGTTCCAACGTCAGCCCAGTTTCCAACTCTTGTTGCATCAGCTCCTGCTGTTGCAGAAATGATTCCAAGAGTTCCACCAGCTACTGCTGCAGCTGCAGTTAAAGCAGTTGCATCGCCAGTCCAACCAATACCTGCTGTTGATGCTGCGCCATCCCAAACTGCAGTTACTGATAATTCAATTGCTACGATTTGTGAGTTTGCAGGAATAACAATATTAGTTGTTCCGTCAGCTTGAGTAACAGCTTGTGATTGAGCCATTACAACTTGACCTGTATTTTTTACATCTGTACCTAAAGTAGTTCCAGTTGTATCTTTAATTGTTCCGGCTTTAATTGGACCAGAAAATGTAGTTGTTGCCATGAGTTTATCCTCCTAATTATATTGACATAGTCTTTAGGCCGTCGACTATACTCGTCTATGCCAATTTGTTTTGTATAGTAGGTAATTTATATACTAGTTTTTAATAGAGTGCAAGAGGGCCTATAGTGTGAATTGAATTTATTCAACGATGTAGCTTTTTACTAAGTAGCTACAGAAACTTCGGCAGCAGAGTTCTCAATCTTATTTTCAAGATGAGCTTTTTGAGCTTCAGCTTGTTTTATATGGTTTATGACCTCTCTTACTTTATGATCAATTTTAACCATATTAAGGGTATATCTACCCTCACTAAGATGCTCCTGCTCCCATTCCAGTTCCAGTGACCTTTTCTGTTTGTATAGGTCCTGTAGATGTTGTTGCATCATTATTTATAACTTCCTCATAAGTTATATATTTACGAGAAGGATTATAAAAACCTTCTTCTTCCCAGACAATATCATTTTTTCCTAGTTTGTCAACTATTGCATTTTCAATAGAAATAGGATCGTCTTCAGATTTTACTTTGAAGTCTCCATAATATCCATATGCTCTGATTTGTACTCGGAATTCTTTCATAGACACACCTTTTATATTTAAATGAAAGGCGGGTCAAGCCCGCCTTTCAAAATTATTTATTATGCTCCTGGTGAACCAAATATACCTCTAGCATCAGACCAACCGAAGCTGTATCTTTCTCTAGCTTTATATTTCATGTTTCCAGTGTCGAAGTCACCTTCCATTTTTGTATTGATAGGTGATCTCACGAACATTTTTAAGCCGTTAGGCACGTCAGTTTTGATAAAGAACGCATCTGAATCAGTTAAGTAGTGGTTAACTACATAACCTTGAGGGATCATTCCCATTGAAGCGATAGCGTTAATATCGTTATCTGCAGTACCAACTCTTTGAGAAGATTTCATTAATCTTTCCGCTGTGAATTGTAATTCACTTGGGATGATTAATTTCATTCCTCTCGCAGCTACTTTTAGTCCTCTTTCATCAGTGAACGCAGCAATGTCAATTAAAGACTGCTCCAATGAAGTCTCGTTTAAGTCAGCAGAAGTTGCTAACTCATTTGAGAAAGTACCAGCTAAAGTAGGGTGGTTAGTAGCACAAAGCTCTTTACTATCCCCACCTGCGTAGCTTGAGTTAAACGCATTGTTTAACACGTTAGCAGCTTTAACTTGTTTAGTATTAGCCATAGATCTAGCTAATGCTTTTGTATATCTAGACGCAAGTCTATCATACAAGTTGTCCTCGATCGCTTCTTCAGTGATCGCGAACGCTAAAGCAACTGTTTCGTGAGTGTAACGAGCTGTGTAAGTTTCTTGTGCATTGTCATAAGACACACCAGAACCTTCCGGTTTTACTGCAGCATTTGCGAAACCAGATAACATTACTTCTTCTTCAAAAGCTCTGTCTGAATTCTCTGTATCGAAAATTTCTGCATGCTCGTTAGCATATTGTTTGTATTCCAGGCCAAATAAAGCATTTAAACCTGGCTCTAGTTCTTTAACTAGTTGTTGTCTTGATATAGCCATAGTTTATCCTCCTTATACTCCTGCTACCTGTTTAAGGAAATGTTCGTTAATTGTAACGATACAATTCACATAATCAGAGCCAATCACATTGTCTGGGTCTTTAGAGAAACCAATAAGTTTCAATTGACCAGTACTTGTACCAGCAGTTGAATGATCTAGTACGTTTGCTGATTGACCGTTTGTTGTACTTCCAGTCCCAACTGCAATATCGAATAAGTTTCCAACATTGTCTTGGGCTGTTGCTCCGTCAGATTGGATCTGAAATCTTGCATACGGATCGTCGTATACGAATGCATCGATTCTTTCACCAGTCGCAACGTTTGTTCGGCTGTAGTAGTTAGTAAATTTTGGCTTTCCTGTAGAAGGATCTTTCGTAATGAAAGCTCCCCAGAAAACACCTAAACCAATATCACCAACACCAGCTTGCGCGATGTATCCAGTACTTGCCATACTTACCAAGTCACCTTGGAATATAGAAGTAGCGTAATCATCTGCAATCTCGTATTGAGACTGACCTTGGTTGTCAGCATTTTGACCAACTTTACCAACAGGTCTAAAACCGTAAGGGCTGTTTGTATTTGCCATAGTTTTTCTCCTAGTTGTTAAGTCGGTGGTTAGGAATCACTAAATAATTAGTTCTTCTTTGAGCCACCAAAGGTTACACGTGTCTGTCGATCACTATTGATCGGCATACTTGGGTGCTGTTCCTTCATGAGATCGTTGTTAATTGCATTATCTCTATCTTGAGTCTGCTTATTAAAATAAGCCTCACGAGATTTCGCGATCTCCTCTGGTATCCTAGCCAGCAATAGGCCGCCAACCCCTATGACTCCTGCATATTTTCCTTCTTTAACAGTTGGATAATCCGTTTCAGGATATTGATCTGCTCTTACGAGTTCCCATCCTGATCTTAATTTACCTGACATGTTTTTTGTATCATCAAAACCCATTGTCTCGGATCTTATCCATCTGTGTCTGAATCCATCAGGCGCAGGTGGTGCATCAAGTGATGACGGGGGAGTCCAAGTTTGAGGACGTGTGTCCTTAGCTCTTGTTTGACTCGCACGAGAAGCTTTTATGTTGTTATCTTTTTCCATTACGCTTATGCCTCCTTCGTGGTTAATTGTTTTGCGTACTCTTCGAGTGGCACCCCTAATCGTTTAGCGATTGCTACTTGTGATGGAGTGAGTTTCACAGTTCTTCTGCGTCCTGTTGTGCTTGGACGTTTAGCAGATGCTACAGTTTGAGCAGGTTTTGCTCTTTCTGTAGTATTACCTTCCATCTTACCAAATTTATGCGGAAATTCAAGTCTTATTCTCTTGTCTATTTCAGTATAATATTCGTCAGATTTAGGGTCAAAACCTTCTTCCTCTACGAGTTTTTTATGAATGTCAAAAGCAGTGTAAGTCATTGCTGAATCATTACCAAACCAAGTATTTCTAGTTGCCCAAACTTCTGCTTTTTCATCTGTAGGAACACTATTTGGTATTTCTCTACCATTATAAGTATTTACAGTTTCATATTGTTGTGGGGTAATATTAACTTGTTTTTGTTTTGTTTCAGACTCTGACTTAAGAGTTTTAAGTCTAGCTGCATCGACAGATATATTTGCTATTTGTTCTTGTGCTGCAATTTGAGCTTCTACATCTTGAGCTTCAATAGCAGTTTTAAGAGCTAATTTAGCTGCTGCTAAATTAGTTTTAACTCTACTTTCAAATTCATTGACGTAGTTTGCATCAAGAGATGAATATCTTTTTTCATATTCTTCTCTTTTCATTTTTTCAGCATGAGCAAAAGCAATTGCCTCTTCCTTCTGCCTTTCTGCTTCTCTCATCTTACGAGTTAATTTAGCGATTCTTTTTTGAACGCCGTCGCTATAAGCTTTTAACTCGTCTTCTTTTTTCTTTTCTTCCGAGCTAGTTTGAATATCAGACTGCTCATCAGATTTCTCAGATGTGTCATTGGACTCATTATTGTCTTCTTGAACAACTTCAATTTTCTCATTCTCAGTCTCCTTCGCTTGCTCGTTAGATTCATCTAAATTAATTTCAGCGCCTTCTGCTTCGCCTACATCAATCAGATCTTCTTTTTTTGTTTCTTCTTGTTGCATAGTGCCTTCCTATGTTTAAATGTGATGAAGAATAGCTTCAGGATTTTTTATAGTTCCTAAAACTTCATCATCGTTAAGTATACGCACTTCTCCACCTTCTATTGGTAATCTTGAACCAGCATATCTGGCAAAGATAACCCAATCTCCTTTTTTGCACCATGGACCTGATGAAAATTTTTCTTCATCTTTATAAGCTAATGGTCCAACTTTAATAACATAACCGCAGTTCACTGCGATTCTTAATTTATCTAAAGTTTCTTGTGCAATTAAAATTCCGCCTTTTGTTTTATCTTTTGGTGTAAAAGGTAAAACTAATAATCTGTATCCAGAAGGTTCTGGTAATTCATCTTGAATAGATGCAACATTAGTTTCATCAATTCTTTTTTTAGGTTCTTCTCGTGGTTGTGATTTATATTTATTTAAAAGTCCTTCGTTAGTCTTTGGGACTTCTTTCTCCGATGTTGATAATGTTTCCGTCATCTTTTTGCTCCTTAGTTTCTAGCAGGTTAGAGATTTCCTGTATTATTAATTGTATGGCATGTGCCTGGCCTAATAGATACTTGTATTTTTCCATATTGTCAACCCCACCACTAATCATGGTATCACCTACGGTTTGTAAGTTATCTTTTAGTCTTTTTTGTAGTTTAGATATTATTAATATTGGGTCCATTCTCTTCTCCTTTTGTTATTAGCAGTTCCACTTTCTAAGTGATTTATTAATCCTAGAATTTGGATCTCTTGCAGTTTTAGCTGAAGTTAATCTTTTCTTCATACCAGTCATTCTAGCGCAAAATGATTTTCTTCTGTTTGCAGCTTTAGAACCTTTTTTTAATTTAGATGGTTTTGTAGTCACAGCCATAGACAATTTAGAACCAGGATTTGCTCTTCTATAAGATGCAATACCTTTTCTATTTAATCCACCTGATGCAGATTTACCTTCTTTTCTTTGCCATGCTGCTGTTTTTGCCATTATTTTTTACCTTGAGATTTCTTAATAGCTTTAGCAGTTGGTGCACCTTTGCTTCCAGGTTTTCTCATTTTTTCACCTGAGCCTGCAGCAATTCTTTTTTTCTTTTGTTGAATATTATACCAAAGACCTTTTCTAGCCATTGTACCTTTTTTAGTTTTATGAAATTTACTTTTTTGCATTAACAAACCTTCATACCTTTCTTATAACCCATTCTTTTTGCAATTTGAGGAGCTTTCTTTTTTAAAGCTCTTATTCCTTTTCCTTTTTTACCTGCTGGTATTTTTTTCTTCATTATTTTTTTCCTCCTAAGTGTTTTAATTCGGTTGCTTTAATTCCATATACAGCGCCGACTACAGCTACCCATAATGAAATTATCCACCATGGCATAGTTTGTAATTTTTCAAAATATAAATCTAATTTTTGACCAATTTCTTCGTCTTCTGCAAAAACAGAATATGCTAACAAAAAAAGTGGTGATGAGAGAATTAACAAAATGAATTCGTCCTTCCAGTCCCCTTTTTGATTTTGAGCAATCTGTCCTGAATACTCAATTTCTCCTCGTTTCATCTTTTCGGCATGCACAATTTGTGCCTCTGACATTATAATTTCAGATTTTTTCTTATTTTTATAAATTTCAGCACCTGTTTTAAGCGCAGTGCCTATAAGACTCCACGGAAACATAAATTAGTACCAAGTTGCTGTTTGTTTTTTAGATTTTCTAGTTCCTTTGACAGAAACTTTTTGAGATTGATTAGCTTTTGTCATCTCAATCTTTTTTCCGCCTTTTTTGTAAGGACTTTTTTTGTTTTTTTCCATATTATTTCCTTTTTTTAGACTTGCCAGCTTCTGAAAGAGCAATAGCAATCGCTTGTTTACGACTTTTGACCTTCTTTTTGGATTTTCCAATAGGAAGTTCACCTCTTTTGAACTCTCTCATTACCTTTTTAATCTTTTTTTCAGGTTTTGTCATTTGTTTTCTCATACTACTCCTACTAATTGACATCGTTTTTCAATTGACTTTGTAAAATTGTTTTTTGAATTGATGTATCAGCTCGTAAATTAGCTAATTCTTCGTTTTGGTCAAGTTTTTGTTGTGTTGTCATTTGATTCATCATTGATCTCATCTTATCAAGATTTAATCTTTCTTCAGATTCTTGTTTTTTACGTTCATTTTCCATTGCTCTAAGATCAACTTCTCTTGATTTTAGTTTTAATAATGGATCACTATCTAATTGAGATGTAATTTTGTTTTCTTCTTCAGCAAAATCTTTAGTCATTTCTGCTATTAA